CGAAGAGCCTTCGCCTGAAGTGGGAACGACGATTGGTACAAGTTGTCCTTGATCGCCTGACGGGTGATGATGAAACCAATGCTGGTGTAACGGTTTACATAGTTCGTTACATAGCGTTGACCCATTTCGCCGTAAGCGGTCGAGGCACCTTCTGCCTTGATCTGTGCCAAGCCAAGCAGCTTGACTTCGACTTCGATTTCAACGGCCTTATCGGACGAATGCTTCTCGAAGATTTCCGACCACTGACCGGGGTACATTGGATAGTCGCCGAATACGGCGGCTAAACCGGGCCGGAGCAGGTCGCGGATTGCGGTTGTATTAATAGCCATTTTGAATTCTCCCTACTGGCTTATCAGATGCCGGTGACGCCGCCACGATAGAAGTGGTTGTTGAGGACAACGAGCCAGTTAGCAAAAGCGCCAACAGCATTACCCGGAGTCGGGTCGAGCTGGAGGATTTTGCAGTTCAGCGTGCTGGTGTCGGCTTCCGATGCGTTGTTGATCGAAACGGCGGACGAACCCGTCGAAGTCGAACCAGCAGTGTACAGGAAGTTGATGTTCAAACCACGGTCAGCAAGAGCAAGCGGGGTGCCAGCTGCGCCAGAAGCGTTGGTTTCTTGAATCGAGAACACTGTGTTCGGATCATCAATCACGAGAGCCTCGACGACAGAGCCGGTGAGGACGCCGGGGTTGCCGGGCCAGTAGTTCATGAACTTTACGACGCCAGTGCTGTCGGTGTACTTAACACCCCAGAAGACGCCAACGCAGGTGGAACCAGCAACGCCAACTTCGAGGAAGCCGGAAGTGCCAATAGTGACGGGATCGCCACGGAAGATTGCAGTCGCGTAGGTGGTAACAATCTGATAAGGATTTGTCGCGCCAGTCCAAGCAGATCCATCAAGTTTCTTGACGGGCTGAAAACCATTAGGCGCATTCGTTCCGTAAGACATACGGTTTCTCCATGCTAAAATGAATGATTCGGCTTTAACCTGCCTGCTAGGTACCGCGATACGTGACGCGACATCGAACGGCTACCCGCCGAAGGAGTGGGTACGTGACCACTATCGAAGTGCAGGATACGTGACCTGCGTCGAGGACATCAGAAATAACTTAATTCAATACCTACGTCAACAGCATAAAAAAACCCCCCGCCCAGTTGAGTGAGCGGGGGGAAGTTCCCACAGCGCGTATCAGTGCACTGTGGCCGGAGGTTAATCCTTAAACGACGTGACGCGCTCGAACGAGACGCCGCTGTCTTTGTCCTCGAAGCGTGGAAGGTTCGGGTCGCTCTGACCAGTCCATGCCACGTCCTGCAGGGTTTCGATGTTTTCCAGATCACGATCTTCGTTACGCTCTTGAACGTCCCGTGTTGGGCATTCGCAGAGCATTAGACCGCCGCGACGGATGACCTGAACTTCCAAGCCTTCATAGCCGGGAAGCGGAGGTGGAACCATTTCAGGGTGTCGTGACGCAGGAACTGGAGCCCAGCCCTTGATCATGCGATCCGTCATGTTGTCTGGATCGGGTTCGTTAAGGGTTGATTCGCGTACCCAAGCATATGTCATGTTCGCAGGGATCTTGTCCTTTGGAACATACAACTTGGATTGGAAGTGCGTTTCAGGACGCTTGCGCATACCCGATTCGCGTGATTCTGCTGCTCGGCTTTGCGAGATTCTTGATGCTCGTGCCATTTTTAAGCTCCTTTATTTTGCTTCATCATGTGAATTGCGTAATATTTTTCAGCTTCAAGATCAGTCATGCGACCTCCCTTTGGGCTACGAATTGCACCCGACTGTGCCAGCTGGTGCGCCATGCGACGCTGATCAGCCGAGAGGCGGATGGACTTAGTTATTTTGCCTTGTTGGTTTGGCGCGTTGCGCTGGACAGGGGCGACGTTAGACTCACGAGACATTGGTGGAGTCCTCTTGCTTGGGGTTGATACAGCTGAGAATGCGTCAGGATATTCCTTGCGCATGTGGCGGTCGATTTCAGTAAAGTAATCAATGCCACCAATTTCGTCGTCACGACCTTCGGAACGATACCGCCGCTCGATGCGGCGCGCATACAGCGTTGCCTCTTCGTGCATTTCAGGATCGAACTCAGGAGACTGTGGCTGAAACCACTCGTTCTTTTGAATCCATCCAGCTGTGCGAGGCTCTAGTGAAGGCTGAGGCCGCGCTTTTTGCTGAGCCTCTTGCTGCACCTTTGGAGCTGTTACTTTTTGCTCAGCTTCCCAATTCTCAACCCCAGACAGATCGTTTTGCAATTTGTAGTAAACGCTCTGCAGTTCAATGATCTGTTCGCTATCGCCCATAGAATGAGCTTCCACAAGCTGCTGCTTAACCGAGTTAGCTTCGTTGATGAGGTTGTTTTTGTAGTGCGTCATCATCGCAAGGTCAGACTGCTGGCGCATCTGCGCTTCATTCTGCAGACGAGACTCAGCTTCCTGTGCGCGACGCTCAGCTTCAGCTGCCCTGCGGGCCAGCTCAGCTATGCGGTTGTCAGGAGAGCGCCTGCGCTTCGGAGCCTCTTCTTCAGGCTCCTCTTCTTCCTCTTCAGGTTGCTCTTCCTCAGCCTCAGGCTCTTCTTCCTCAGGCTCTTCTTCGTATTCCTCTTCCTGATAATCCGCTAGGCTCTCACCGAGATCGTCTTCGGTTATCTCGATGTCGATGTCTTCGGTCGGCCCTTCTTCCGTTAACGGAAGCTCTGGGATTTCGTTTTCTTCATCCATGCTCTATTCCTTAATAATTGTTAGCAGCTTTACCGGATTCGACATCTTCTGGGCCAGTAATAACAGCCATTACGCGATCATCGGGCAAGAGAGCCATTGCAACGCCACGATAGGAAACCATCGTCGATTCGTAGCGTGGGATTAAGATCCAGTCTCCGACCTTGCACCAAGGCCCTGAACGCTCAAACTTCTCACCCTGATAGGCTTCCGGTCCAACCGCGCACACCAAGGCCGAAACCGATGAGAACTTGTCTTCAGCGCGAACCGTGTCAGGCAGGTAAAGCGTCACTTCCGTGCCGTCTTCCTTCTTGATCGTCTTCAACTCTTCAGGGCGGATGTAAATTTTTACAGCCACAAGATACCCAGCTGGCCGCATATCGAACGGTTGGCCGGTCATCTCTACGAACTGTTCATCGATGAATTGCTTTGCAAGCTCTTCTTCATGCGGTTCAATATTACTCATGTTCATTAGTAATGACTCCTTGTTTTTTGTTCCGGTATTTTATCATCATCGGGCTGCATCATACGCTTATACTCGTCGGCGATGACCTGAATTGCAGCCGTATAGCCACGCACCAACGCATTCCCCTCCAGAACCTGAAGGGCAATCTCTTCTGCCGACGACGCGGGGCAATAGCGTTCCCCTTGGCTCGACGGCCTAAAACGTGCATTTAACGAGTATTCTGTGGCGCGATCTCGCAGCTCACTGATACGCTCAACCGCTCTGCGGCTTAACTCTTCTGCGCTCAACTTTTTTCTCCGGTAATTTTTTGCAGTGGTGAGTCTTTGCCCACCTTCTGCAAAAGCTAGGTAGTCCGCGACCGCACTGTTAAGGCACGGTCGCGACCCCCATTACTTGCCGCGAATTTTGTTCATGGCTGCAATTATTTTGCCCTCTGGCGTCATCATGCCCTTGCGAACTTTGGCAGCGCCGCCAGCAGCGCGCTTGACAGGCTTCATCATCGCACCTCCCTTTTTATAGCCGGTTGGCTTTTCCGGCGGAGGCGGCGGAGGTGGCGGAGGTGGCGGAGGCGGAGGCGTGCGAGGAGCTTCCGGCTCCACATTCTTTGGCTTCTTTGGCGCCTCCACCCTGATTTCCTCAGGCATGGGCATGGGCCTGCTCCTAACTTCATCAAGCTGTTTCTTGGCTGTACCACGCGCTACTGGTGTATCAATGTACTGCGTAACCCCGGTAATTTTTTTCCCACCAGCGTCACGCATTAACTTATTAGCTATTGCATCTATTTCCTTGCTACTTGCCCCTTTAGGAGCTTGTAGCGCATTTACTCCTTGCATTCGGAGGTAAGCTGCGTTTGCCTGACCCTGTGTAGGGGCTATTGGGGTCCCCTTCATGTTGCGGCCTTCAGTGCGACCTCCCGCTGCTTTCTTCATAATTGCGCCACCCTTCTTATAGCCGGGGCCAGTGGCGGGGGGCAACATCCGTGGAATTACGTCCGGAGGTGGAGCATTCCGACGTTGACGCTCAGCTTCTGCTTTAATTTCAGCAACCCTAGTTTTAGCTGTTCCGCGTTCTACCGGAGTAGCGTCGTAATTTACGACAAAGCGCGCCTTTCCAGTGCTAGGCATTGATTTAGCAACAGCTATTTTTTCTTGAATAGTCGCATTTTTTGGAGCGACCAGAGCTTGATTCCCCATCATCCGCTGCATTGCAGCAGATACTTGACCGGCTGTTGGGCCTACTGGAGTTCCCTTCATATTGCGACCTTCAGTGCGGCCACCAACAGCTTTCTTAACTGGTTTTTTCATATTCTTCATTCCCTTCATAGGTGAACCAATAGCAATCATGACAGCGAGTCCGTCTTTCTTCGCCTTGCCGCCCTTTTTCATGCCGCCCATTTCGGTGGCCAGCTTCTTAGCAGTGTCAGCAGATGTCTGAACCTTACCGCCCTTCTTATAACGGCCACCTTCAATGTCAGCAGCGCGATTACCACGGGCGATGGCTGCACCCTGTTCTTTCGTCACCTTCATCTTGGCATACTCTTCGCGACGCTTGCGATCTGCTGCGCGCTCAGCTGCGGTCGGCTGGGGAGGCTTCTGCTTCTTTACAACGCCACCAACTTTATAGGTAGGGATAGGGCGGGCGTTCGCACGCTCCTGAAGCGCCTTCGCACCGTTGGGTTGCTTAGGCATTGGCTCAGCGATTGCTGGGCCGAAAATTGCACGAGCCTTAGCCCGCATGTCAGTCATCTTCATTGGAAACCTCCATTGTTACGCAGGGCTTCGGATTCCAGCTTCATTACCGCAATCCGCTCTCTCGAAGCTCGGTCTTCCGCGTCAGTCCGGGCTTCTATTTCCGCCTTAGTTATTTGAACTTGAGCGTCAAGTTTGCTATCAGCATCACGCTGCTGAACCTTCATCTGCTCCACCTGAAGCAATGGGTCTGGGCCGGGAGGCTGAGACTTATAGGATGGTGCAAGCTGCTGCATGGCCTGTGCAACCATAACCGCAAGCTGGTTCTCAATCTCTGGTGGTAGCGGCTGGCCGGGAGGCGGAAGCGGCTGCCCAATGATCTGCTCAACCTGCAAGCGCATCTTCAGAGCTAAGTGCTCATTAATGTGCGCCTGCAGCGCTGGGTTCTCTTCAGCAATCGGAGCGTGCGCCGCGATGTGCGCATCGTGATCCTGATACGCGCCAGCGATCAATGGGATGCCGACCAGCGCGTTCTGGTTCTCAGACAGCGGATCCATTGGCCTTGGCTTCTGCTGCTCAGGCAACAGGAGCATTTCAATCTTCTCTTCAGGAATCCCCATCTCAACATACATCTGACGATAGGCTTCGCGCAGATTGTGCTGGTCAGGCTGCTGTGTCGCGAAACGCAAAAGGGCCTCAGCCCTCATCATGCGCTGCGCCGACGACGAAATGTTTGGATCGCTTACCGGAATGACATCGATGTTATCCGAGAAGTCTTCCCGCATAATCGCCGACATGCCGCCGCGAACTGGGAATGGATACGGTTCGTCTGGCAGATACTTGCCAAACAAATTCGCAATCATCTTTAGTTCCCGATTGAACGCCTTATGCGACCGCTTGAGCGTCGCCGACTGGAGTCGGGTTGCCGCTTCCATAAGAGCCACAGTCGTTCCAACTGGAGCATCTTGTCTGCCCTCACCCACCGCAATTTCGGCTGTGTTGGCAAGATTCCGCGCACTCTCATACGTTTCCTTCAGCAGCGCCAAAGAAACCTGCGAAGGTTCCTTATACGGCATCGTCATGATTGCGTTCTGAATCGGCATGCCGCCCGTGTCGATTTCACGGAACTCCGTCGGGCCAATCCCGATGTTGTTGTCGTCCAGACGCATGCCCTTAACGCGCAAGCCACCGGGGAAGTTATTCAACGTCGCCGCGTCAATCAGCTGGCGACGGATTGATGTAGCCGTCTTCGCCGAGTTGCCCAACAAGTGCGCATAGCCAAGGCCATAGAAGCCAACGCCGGGCATCAGCTTATAGTGAACAAAGCAATCCTGACGCTTAAACGTCGGGTCATTCTCTTCATAGTTCCGATAGATCGACAGAACCTTACGGCTGCCCTCATCAATCGTCACGATATACGGCAAAGGAATACCATCCTCGTTCTCAAAGCCTTCGAGATTCAGGTCAGCATAAACCTCATAAATCCGGTACTCTTCCGTGCCTTCAGCGCCGGGTTCAACACCCTGAACGCCATCAACCTCTGCACGAATCGGCGTCTGGCCTTCATCATCCGGCTGCGGATCGCCGACCTTGATGTCGCGATACACGCCTGCCAACTGCGCCAAGCGGAAATTGCGGCGCGTCATGGGCGTAATGTGGCAGAAACGTGGCGATGTTTCCAAATCCGTCGTGCCATACGAAACAATAAAGTTATCCGGCAAAACAAAACGGCTTACCGGGCGTCCCAGCAGCCGATCCTGATATACTTTCTTGAACGTCGAGCCCACCAAAGCCAACCAGAACAGCATCTGATCAAACTCTTCGTAGAACTCAGGGGCCAATTCCGTAAGGTAAAGGTTCATGAAGTCCTTAACCCGCGACGCCTGCGCCTCAAGCTGCTCGTTCGCTACGCCCGTGATCTGCGTCTTAACAGGACCACTGGCCGGTAACAGCTCACCACAGGCAACAGCCTGCCAGCGCACAACAGCCTCAGCCAAGAGTGGATCGTAAACGCCGCACGCGCCTTTGAACGGCGTCTGGCGGTCTTCGATCTTCAATCCCATCAGCTTAATGCCCTCAGACATCGTGGTTTCCCACTCGCTGCGGCTCTGCTTATCTTCCTCAACGCCGCTGAGCAACATCTCGCCCAGTCCCGTCAGGTCCATATCTTCCATGTACAGCGCAAGGTTCGACTCGTGCTTGATCTCGTCTTCTTCGTCTTCCGAAGGATCAAAATCAATCTCAACGCCACCATCATCCAGTTCGGTGATCTCAGCGCCATCGACCATCTCAGGGCCGCCCATTTCAATTTCGTATTCTGCGTCGCCCTCAGGCATATCAACATCAACGCCACCAATGCCCTCAAACTGAGGGCGTAGTGTGTCTTCGAGTGTCATCGGTTTGCGGGCCATTATGCCTCCTATCAATAAAACGAAGCGCGTTCAAGCGGTACGTCATATACCTCTTCATACGGGTTTTCCGTATTGTGTACCCAACCAGACTGCTTAACCCGCAAGAATGCCATAGTCATCGTGTCAACCCAGTCCCTCGAATCCGCCGCCGGAAACTGCACGCACTGTTCCATAAAGTCACGCGCCCACGGCCTCAACTCATCATATGACGGCTTCATCGCCGGTAGCCACACCCTACCATTTTCAATCAAGTCAGTCACCAATCGAACGCGTGCAATCTTATCACCAAACTTATCAGGATTAAACGGCGTTGCAACAATTCCCGCACGACCCAAATCCTGTATCAGCATCTGACCGTTCGCCTTCGCCTCCAC